GCCATTACAAAATTTATCCTCTACCAAATCTTGGATTATTCAATATTGCTGTTGATATTTTTCTTGGAACTAGTTTTGCAACAGGTCTTCCACCTTTTTGAAGAACAACACCCTCACCTGCTGATTTCTTTCCATCAATAGATGTTTCCATATCAGGGTGATGAACACCCTTAAGAACATGCTCTGTTGCTTGTTCTAAATGATGATGTATATCTAAAGACTTTTGAAAATGTTCTGCATGCTTATCAACATGAGCAATCATAGCAGCATGCTGATCTCTTACTCTTTGTTGAGCAGCAGATGTCTTTAATTTAGATGCTTTCTTTTCAGCAACTGCCTTAAGATGATTCTTATATCCTTCAACAGTAGGTAAAGAGTTGCCTCGTGTTGTGCTATTCATATAAGTTGTAAAATGAGTAACATGTTCAGGAGTCAAATGCTTTGTTGTATGACCCTTGAGAAGCTTCTCAGCGGCAGCAAGATGATGTTCTGTTGCTTTTCTGTCTTCTGCTGAATAATGTTGTGGATCTGGTTTATGCTCATGTTCAGGTACAAATACATGTTCACTATGTCTCAAAGCACCCTTTGATAAAGCAGAAGCGGTTTTACCATGAACTTCAGTGTGAATAGCCACACCAAGTGGTGCCTTTGTTTTTGCTTTATATGTGATTCTGTTTGGTGTTGTTGAGATAGAACTACCAGACTTCTTTGTATGTGTATCAGAAGGGGTATGTAATAGATCACCTTGTACATGATGACCTTTGTTTACAATCTCGTGACCATGTGCAAGAAGATGTTTTAAAGATTTTGCATATTCAGGTGCATGACCAAAATGTTTGTCTACTTCTTCTGGAGTTCTGGCAACTACACCTCTTGCCCATCTATGCTTATCAGATACACCAATTCCTTTTTCATCGTGAATGATATGAACAGAAGCACCACCATCAGTCTTCAAAGAAGCCTTAATTGTACTAGGCTTGCCTTGTCTATGATTATGAAATTGTTTAATCAGATCCAAACCAGTCTTTACATGTTTAGGATCAGCATAATGTAATTCTTTAGCATGAGTAAGATGGGTTAACCCTTCTTCCTCAACAGATGAGGCAGGACGAGCAGCTTCTGTAATATAATTTAAAAATGTTTTCATCAGTAAAACTTACTAACTTTTCTTGATGCCTCGGGGCCAACCAATACTCTGGTTTTGTTTACACCAAGGTCAGATCTCTTTTTATCAGCTCTTGCAAAAACCATCATATGCATATCTTTAGGAACTTCACCACTCTTATAAACATGATTTGATTGTAAAATGTAATGACCTTTTTTACCATTAGGATGAGGAACCAACTTCATTGGACCTTGATGAATCTCATGTACATTATTTTCATGATGTGATTCATCACCGTGTCCATGACCATACATTGCCTTTTGAATAAAGCTCTTATGTTCTGGATTAGAACTATCAAGCTTCATAGCAACTGTCTCACCAGATACACCCTCTGGATGCTTATTCTTTAATACTGAGGCAAACTTTTTAACAATTAGATGATCCTTAAATTTAGACACACCACCAAATTGTTGAAAGTCTTTTACAGAGTTACCATCTTTATGGCTAATAAATCTTTGTGATTGGCCTGCTTTATTTTTAAGAACAAAGTCTGCTTTAGGAGTTCCAGGAACCTTTTCAACACTACTTACTTTAGTAGGACCATGCTGTGTGTGAATTGTAATTTCTTCAGAACCTGATTCTTTTTTAGCTTTTTCAATTTGACCATGAAGATCAGCTAAATGACCTTCTTCCTTTTCATAAGGATTAGAACCGGGCATTCTTCTTTCTGTAAGAAAATTTAAAAATGTAAGCATAGTGGACCCCTAGATGTTTATTTCATATTTATAGAAATAAAAAAGAGGGCCTTTCAGCCCTCTTTTGTTTGGGTCTATTAAAGTCCTATCATCTTAGAACTATAGGAGAATGAACCTTTAAAGTCTTTTCGTAGCCATTCCTCAAGCAATTCAAATCGAAGAGCTGAATCTTCCTCACCAGCATTTTCAAGATCTATTTTGGCTTTCTTACAAAATTCTACAAGAGATTTGTATGAGATTTTATCAGAATCTACCAATGCTGCCTTGTGTGACTTACCTTGGCGTTGAAACATAAAAATAGCCTCCATTACTTATATTATTATAATAGAGGCTATTTGATATTAAAGCAAGTGACAAATTAGTTAATTTGTGACAAAATCTTCTTTACTTCACCTTTTTGAGCGTCATTTAGAGGAATATAGTCCAAATCCTCAGCATCTTTGTCTCTTGTAAAGGTAAATTCAAAAAACTTAATGGCTTGTTTTGTCACTTCTTTATCTTCATTATTCTTATACATTACCACATAGGTTGTCGCTACCATTGGCCATGTGGTCTGAAAAGCCTTAATACCAGGAGATACTCTCTTACCATCAGTGCCAATCATATCAGCAACTTTAAGATTGTTCTGCTTGGCAAATGCATACTCAACATAACCGATAGAACCGTTAGTCTGCATTACGTTAGATGCAACACCATCATTTCCTTTACCCCCAATAGTTGTACCAGCCCATTCAATAGATGAACCTTGGCCAAAGTCTTTCTTCCAATCTGCATTTGCTTCTGAAAGATACTTCGTAAAGTTCCAGGTAGTACCTGAACCATCTGAACGACGAATCTTAATAATAGGAAGATCAGGAAGCTTTACATCTGGATTGATATCTGCAATCTCTTTATCATTCCACTTCTTAATCTTATCCATATAGATCTTTGCAATAAGATCATTATTGAGAACTAGATTATCTACTTCTTTGAGATTAACTACAGCAACAATACCTCCAACAATAATTGGAAATTGAACCTGACCTTTCTTCTCAAGGTCTTCTGGTTTTACTGGTGCATCAGTTGCACCAAATGTTACTGTCTTTGCATCAATCTGTTTAATACCTGCACTTGAACCAATTGATTGATAGTTTACTTTAATACCTGATGATTTGTCATATTCTGTTGCCCATTTAGAGGCAATGGGAAAAAAGAAAGATGAACCTGCACCTGTGACTTCACCTGCAAAGGCTGAAGCTGCAATAAACATAGATCCGACAACGGCAAGAATGTTCTTTAACATGTTAACTCCTAGGTTAATAAAAAAGGACGGGATTTCTCCCGTCCTTATATAGATTTCTTATATGACAGTTTGATGAAAAACAAGCAATTCTGCCACATAATTTAAAAAATATTTAAAATATTTTTATTAGAAACTCAATGCATAATTGAGCATTACACCATCACCTGAATTGTTCCAATTCTTATCATATGAACGTGAAACTGAAACACCAACAGCTTGATCCTTAGCGAACTTATAAGTTACACCAGTACCAACGTTATGTGATTCATAATTCCATTGTGCATCAAAAGAATTACGGTAACGGTAGTTAGCAGCATTGATAACAATGTTATCAGTAAGGCTGTAGTCAGTACCTGCACGAAGTGCATAGTATCCATAATTAGCACCATCGGTAAAACGTTGTCCGATGCCTGCACCAGCCTTAGCAGTGAAACCAGCAAAAACTGGAAGCTTATAGCCAGCCTGTGCTTCAATAGTCTGCTTCAATGCACCAGCATCAGCTGCTTGGTTTGTACCAGCCGCAACTCCAGCTGAAAAACCACCACCAATGTTACGTGAATATGCTACAGAATAGTTAGTAGCAGTTGACTTGCTATATTCACCTGATGTGAAGTCGAGACCCCAACCAGCTGAAATCGTATTGTCTGCAGATGCTGCAGGTGCTGCTGCAGTTGCTGCAGGAGCGTTCTTCTTATTAGGAAGATCTGTAGCATATGCGCCAGTTGCAAAAGCAATAGCGGCTGCAGTAATAAGTAGCTTCTTCATTAATTACTCCTTGGTTAAAGTTATGGGTTAGCCCTCAACAACTAAATTCTGCCCAGTGAGTTTTTCTTTTCTTGCCCACTGAACTACTAACCCGATTGCACGTCCGTGGGCTTCAATTTCCCATGGCGTATCCCAATAATCGACCTTTGCAGTATCTACATATTTACCATTAAATTTGTAGACTTTTGGTTTACTGTAAAGTTCGTAATACTCACCTTTAGCCCATTGTTTGACATGAACCAATTCATGGGCTAAACTATTTAGCAAAAGAGATATCTTCTGATTAGGATCTAATTGAATAGTAAATTCTCGGGGATTGCGATGAGTATCTTCCCAAACGCAATTTCCATATGAATTACTGTCCTTAAAAAGATTCTTTTTAAAAACAACATCAATTTTTAGCTTATTTCTCATATTTTCTGTAAAAAACTTTTTAAGAACAAAAGTTGATAAACTTTTTAATTTTTTACAATCACTATTAGAAATTAACTTACTGTTTTTGAACTTAACCATAAAGTACCTCCATTAATCTAATATAGTATACTTTTGATATTAAATCAAGGTTCAATTAGGTTAAGTTCTTTTAGTGACGGAAAATAATCAATCAATTTGTACCAACAATCAAGGGCAATCTCACGATGTTCCTTTTGTGTTCCATTAGAACATCTCAATTGACAGTAATGAATCCAGGAACGTAATGAACCTGACATATACATTCGTGACACTGTCAATCCTTCCGGAAGAACTACACGAGCCTGTTCTTTGGCAATACCATTATCAATTGCCCATTGATAGACACTTTGTGAGGCAATTATGTGATTTTTTTGATAGGTTTCCCAAGTTTTTTTTGTGAAATCGTTTTCAAATTCAATTGAGTTTTGTCTATTTTTTGTATCTTGGAGACGGGCCTCACGAGTGGTGAAACCGAGATCTTTGGTCGGATCTGCATAACGTTGACTGAACTCCTGAAAAGCAAAAGACCGATGTCTAAGAATTTGTCTTGCAATATCTCTTGTTGTATTAATTTCCATAACAACATGAACCATTTCAAGAGGTGACCAATGTTTATTCTTTACAAGATACTTTACAAGTCTACTTGCAGTTTCATTATTATTTTGATTGGATGGATTAGAGACTCTTGCAACATAAGCAATAAAATCATTTACGTCCAATCCACTTACTGGACGTGTGATTGCAACAATATCAACACTCATATCAATCCCTCAAAAAATCATAAGACATATCCATAATAGATTGTTTTACGGGATAGTAATCATCACCAGTTACACCTTGAATTATCCAATCCCCATAATGTGCTTTCATTGTACCTTCTAATGATACAATCAATACACAGGGTTCATCATCTCTATCCAATTGAGTAATAAAAGCTCTATTATCTGTCCAAAGCCTAATATCTTCGTCAGTTAAATCTTTTGTAAATTGAATTGCTTTTAGAGTAAAAGGTTTTTTTCTAACTAAACATTCATGAATCATTTTTTACATCCTCAATCATTGAAATAATTTTTTTTGGAGATTCTTCTGTTTCCCAAGTAACACCTTGGAAACCCCCATAAACAAATGTCTTAAATCCACCACCCTCTATTACAGCATCGTATATAACGGTGATATGGTCAACATTAATATATATCGGATTGCCTTTATGATGTTGTGCATCATTAGTTAATTTAATAAACTTTGGCATACTATATCCTTAATAAATGGTACCCTCGACCGGATTCGAACCGGTAACACAGAGATTTTAAGTCTCTTGACTCTACCTGTTGGTCTACGAGGGCATTGGCGATCTCAGGAGGATTCGAACCTCCGACCTGCGGATTAGAAATCCGTTGCTCTGTCCAGCTGAGCTATGAGACCATCTCAATAAAGATTAATGTTTAATTTTTCACGAAAATATTTTTTAAGTTCTTTTTCAAAAAACTCAGGTGAGGTAGTCATATAAGTTGCATACAGTTTTGTAATGTCATCATCTTTATGGTGAAGTTTACCATAAACAGTATATCCACGTTCTTGAACAGCATGGACAAGGTCACGATCATCACCCCCAGGTTCATATACTGTGAACCCTCGGCTTCTTACTTCTTCAACTAGATCATAGTCGTCAATATCGTCTAAGTCAAAATCAACATCAACTGTTTGTGTAATAGTTGGCATGTCACTTGTACCTTTTAGTTATATAATCAACTCTATCTTTAAGATAACATAAAATGGTATTTCGATCAACAGAATTTTCAATTATTTCAGGATGAGATTGAATAAGTTGAATCTCATCAAAAAAGGCTGCTTTTTTCATATAATCTACTGAATAATTATATGCTTCAATCCCAGAGGGCTTCGAAGTACTTACCAAAGAGTCTGAACCCGTTTCTTTTGCGCTCATTCCATTTCTCCCAGCCTTCTTGATCAAACTTGTGTGTATGATTTGGACCTTCTACCATTTCCCAATAATGTTTTTTATTAGGTTTAGACTCTGGTGTTTCACCCATCTTATATAAGGTTTCGTCTAACACTTCACCTTCAATATTTACTTTTCTCCAGAGTATATCTGTTTCACCTGTATGAAACTGCCCAGATCATCTCATCAAGAACCCAATCCCAACGTTTGTGAAAATTATCATCGGTATCATATTCATGTTTCTTTGGAGGTGCTGATGTAGATTTTAGTTCTTCTGGAACATCATCATCATCTACTAACGGGGCACCATGTTTTGTCTTTTGTAATTGAACAAGCAAAGGGTGAATAATAAGTGCAAGAGTGTGATCTGTGGACCACGTATCATAAGGATCAATTTTTATTGAAATTTTACGTTCACCGTTTATCTTTTTGGGAAATTTACCGAGGTTTACTTTCATTAAAATACTATCCAACCGTTTTTTTCATCAATCATATACTTATCAGTGTGTTTAAGACCTTTAAGAAATCCTTCAGGAGGAATCATGTTATAACGAGCGGTTTTCTGATCAGGTTGAGTGTGTGATTTTTTTTCTTCAATAGGAACTATGACTGGAGCTGGATCTACAACATACATAGGCATTCTAAATCCATTTGTAACACCCATCATATGATCTATTGAAGTTCCTAAAGGAAGATATCTATTTTGACTAACATAATTATCTAACAAATCCAAACAGCGTTTAGCTGTGTTGGGTGTCAATGCATATGCATGTGTACCTTCAAATTTATTCAATTGAACTTTTGTGAAAGGATCGTCAACACATTCATAATCATCACGATGATCAACTCTATAACCTAAAAAGGTCCATTCATTATCATTAATATCAACATCAAGAAAATTTCTTTTCACAATAGCATCATGTTCAAATATTGCAACAGCACCTTTATGTTCACTTGCAACCTTTTTCCAAATTGAAAGATGACCTGTTAAACACAATTGTTCTTTGAACCAAATATTAAGAACATCATTGGTTGCTTCATGACCATTTACACGAGGGTCTACTTTAAATCCCCATTTTTCATAGATAGCATCAGTTGTAGTTGGCAACTTCATGCCTAGGTGAGGGGTGACTGGTATACCATGTTGTTCACAGGATGCTTTACACTCCTCCATATACTTAATAGCATCAGGAGTATCAATGTATAAAATATAAGCATGTTCAATCTTCATAGGTCACCTATTAATAATAACTCTACCTTTGTACCACCCAGTAGGTATAGTATCTTCTTTTTTTATCTGTTTATTATTTTCACCATCTGTTATCCAGAAGGTTCCGTATCTATGATTTTTATCTCCCATCATATTAACAGAAGCTTTTTCACTCATAAGTTTCTTTGTATGATCAGAATGTTTTCTTCCAGTAAAGGTTCCAGGTCTAGATGCAGCGGATTCTTTTACTTTATTATACCATTTATCATAAAAACTAGGATCAGCTCTATTTTTTGCTGATAATTTTCTTAAAGTGTTTGCACCATTCTGACGTCTAACTTCAATAGCTTTTTCAGTATTTTGAAGTAGATTGGAATTAATATACCCAAAACCACCTTTACCACCTTCACATATATTATATGAATTTTCTGATAAAATTACAAGTTCTTTTTCTTTTAAATTCATATCATGTTCATTATCAAACACATATAGAATTTCTTTTGTAAAGTTATCCATACCATATTTTTTAATTGCAGCTTTAATTAACTTACCAGACCCCATATATGCATCATTTAAATTTTCTGTCTGATGTTTACCAATATAAAATTTGTTGTTTATTTTATTAGTAATTTTATAAACTGTATAGAACATAATCGACCCTATTATTATAATAGTCTTACATATAGCTATTTATAATAATAGGGTCTTCATGTTGCGGGGGATGGATTCGCACCACCGACCTTCGGATTATGAGTCCGACGCTCTTCTTCTGCGCTACCCCGCGTCAACTATTATTATGCATCACGTGAAATATAATGCATACGAACTTTTTCTGGTTTAAAATACTTATCCACAGTTTCAATTACTATATCATTATTAAATGGCTTACATGAAAAAACATCAATATAAAAATTACCATCTGCATCAACGAAGTGACCAGTAATATTTGATGTTTCAATCATCTGACAGAATGAAATACCAGACTTGGAAAGATCATGAGTGGCAAAACGTTCAATCCAAGGTTCACCAAAAGCAACCATATCTATAGCAACAACAAGTTCTTTAATAAACTTATAAACATTTTCTTTTGATGCAATGAGTTCTCTATCACCATTTGTACAATCAAGCAATAGATGATAACCCCAAGTCTTGTTCATTCTTATCTCCTAAAATGTAAAGATCTATTTATTAACTTATTTTCTTAATAGGTCTACGAATATCAACTATCTGGCTTGCAGGGTAAGAAGATATCTTTACAGAATCATCTTGATTACCCCCTAGTAGTTGAACATATTTCTCACCATTCTCCATATGATAACCATAGAAGAATGCAACATGCCTACCACTACCACCGGTTCTTCTTAACAAAACAATATCACCAGGTTGTGGTTCCTTTACCTTTTCACCGTAATTATGATAACTGGAAGCAAGTAAACTATTAGTAGAATAATAACCAGTTTGTTGTAAAACAAAATTAATAAACCCAGCACACCAAGGTGTTTGTACTGGGTCTATCTCTAAAATTTCTTTTAGTTCTTTTCTATTCTTTCTAGCTTCATAACCATTATAATTCATGGCTACTTTCATTATATCTGGCTGCTTAGCAAACATACCATTGAAATCAACAGAAAATGTTAATTCAAAAGCTAACACCTTGGCAGGTAACAGACATATGAGTAAAGTTGCTAGAAATTTTTTCATTGTAGATGGGTAAGCATTTTTCTGCAGTATGCGGTCTTATTGGATCTAGGAACCTGACCACTGCTATAAAACGATGCTGCTTTGCAGATATCGTTGTTAGTTCTATCTAAAGCATAACGAAGATATGCCATGCTATACTCTAAGTTTACTTCAGGTTTGTAAAGTTCAGTACACTTACCCTTGAATCCCTCTGTTTTAGCAGTCTTACAGCGAATCTGACCTAAGCCGATTTCACCAAGCTTACCTGTAACAGTGGGATCATAATTAGATTCCAAACTGACAATAGCGTGAGCCAAGTCTTTTGGAACATTATGTCTTTCTGCGATTATATCTACTAGTAATTTTATATCCGATATATTGTACGATGTATTTTTCGATGTATTAGCGCCGTATGATGCAGAAGACATACTAACCCCTATTACGAGGGCTAATAGTACTTTCTTCATTTCTCTTCCTTTGGTTGACGAATAGGTTACTCACCTAATCGCTTCTCGTGATTTCCACGATTGAATATTTATTATATTAGATTAGTTTAAAGAAGGCCACTGTTTTTTATCAGGGTCACTGTGTTCCAAGATCTTAAGATTGCCAGGGATCATTGGACTAAAGTCAATATGCGTCTCTTGTTCCACTTTTTGCACAGAAACTACATATTTTGGCATATCTTTTACTTCTAATTTTTCATTTGGAAAGATAAAAGCAATCATTTTATTGTTTACTGGGTCAATTATTACTTTAAAAAGACGAGTTGGTACTGCAACATTGTTCCCAATTGTTTTGTAACCTGGGTCATAAATGGCCCCCTGGATGACATAAAGATCAGCGCCATTAGTGACCCAATCACGAACAAATACCTCCAATTGTTTCCAAATACCCCTGTTATTACCTGGATTTTGTGGAACCATATTTGAGAGTAGGAATGATTCAGACATTGCTTGTTTATTCTTACCATTATTAGCAGCAGGACTCATATGACCACGATCATAACCTGCACCTGCATAATCTTGTAATGTAGCTTGATTCTCGGGTTTAATATCAGGATCAGATCTAAAGTCATCTGTACGAGGTTCTTCACCCAGTCTATCTTTTGAAACATGTTCGGCAACATACAAAGGGTTCTTGTAGTCGTTACTATAGACAACAGCATAACCAGTACGACAAAGATAAACTACATTTTCTACTTTGATTGAAAATTGAGGTGCACCCCATTTTACATGTTGTGGACATTTATCATCAATAGGATTAGCAAATGCTAAAGTTGGAAAAAATAGTAATGCTAGCAATAACCTTTTCATTTTGTATTCCTTATGTAATGAGCCAATCAGGTCGACCCAACGTCCAATCAACAACTTGTTTAATTCGTTCAGTCAATTCAATCTTAGGTTCCCAACCCATCACTTTCATTCTCTCACCACTAAGTGCATATCTAAGATCATGTCCTGGTCGAGATGAATGAAAATCTACCATCTCATATTTTAATTCTTTACCTTGACAATCAGCAATGATTTGGGCTAATTGTAAATTATTTATTTCTTGTTTTCCAACTATATTATACTTAGGACATTTAATACCACTCTTTGATCCGTAAACAGCAGAGGAACTATTTTTAAGAAGAAATAGTATTGCATCAGCAACATCATTAGCATGAATATAGTGTCTGCTTCCTGGAATAGTTTTTGATGCATCAGAATGAACTGTAATTGTTTGTCCATCACGTATTTTCTTAATACACATTGGAATATATTTTTCAGGGTGTTGTCTTTCACCAAACACATTCATTGTATGTGTAATGATGATAGGAAGGCCATATGTATTATGATAAGCAACTGCTAATTCTTCACCACCTGCTTTTGATGCTGAGTAGGGATTTGTAGAGTTATAACGATCATACTCATCATAGTTAACACCTGGAGGGGCTGGACCAAATACTTCATCTGTTGAAAAGTAAATAAACTTCTCTAATGTACCATTACAGCTACGAGCGAAATCAAGTATATTACAAGTTCCAACAACATTATCAAGAACAAACTCCATAGGGTAATCAATAGAACGATCAACATGACTACCAGCGGCCAGATGTAGAATAATATCAACGGAACCAATACGAGTAGCAGTAAGAGGTGTAATAGCTGCTTTGAGGTCATGGTATACTACCTTTACTCTATGCTTGTTCGGATTATCTTTAATCAAATCATGTAGACGATTTAGATTACCGGAAAAATCTAATCGATCAAGACTTGTAATATCCCAGTCAGTGTGTTTTAAAAGATAATCAATCATATGGTGAGCAATGAATCCTGCACCACCAGTAATTAAAACATTTTTGGTCATTAAATAATTCCGTTCAAAGCCATTGAGATGCCTTCTTCCAAAGATATTTTAGGTTTATAAAATGAAAGCATCTTTTCATTATTACTACATCTAAACATGACTCCGACAGGAGCAGTTTTGATGTGATTGATATTTGGTTTATAATTTGCTTGTTTGCAAACCATATCAGCAAGTTCGTTAAATGATGTTGGTACACTAGATCCAAGATTAACTGGTCCTGAAATATCTTGTTTGATTGCCTCATCAACAGCGTCAACAATATCTCTCATGTGAATAAAATCTCTAACCTGTGTTCCATCACCCCAAATATCAAAAGGATCTAATCTTTTCTTAGCTCTATCAATATAAGAAGGGAATGGATAATCTAGGTCTTGATCTGTTCCATAACCACTAAAAGGTCTGAACACATTGACTTTGATACCAGCTTGTTCAACAAATTGTAAACAAAATTCACCTGTTAGTTTAGACCAACCATAGGTCAAATCTGGAGTACTGACATCTGCCAAATTAATATCTGATTCTTTAAGTTTATATTGATCTTTGATCAATTGCAACTTGACCGGGTAGGCTGCTGAGGAAGAAAAATAAATGATTCTTCCAGGTTTTGTTTTCAAAGCCCATTGACACATTTCTGAATCTATAGCCAAGTCAATTGCAACTGACAAAGGTTCATTCTCAATTGTCTGCCTACCACCAACAATAGCTGCAAGATGAATTACTAAATCAAATCTATCAGAATTTGTTTTAAAGAAATCTCTACAATCATTTCCTTCTTTAATATCAATACCAACAATATCATGCTCAGCGTATTTACGCATAAAGTATTTGCCAACAAATCCCATATGACCTGTGATTAGAATTTTCACTGACACATCTCCCAAACTTTAAGCATATCCATAACACGGCTAACATAGGTATGATTATCTCTGACGTTGATCATTTGTCTCAACATAATATCTTTAATATCAGATCTTGCTTCCATTTGTTCAGCAACACTAAACACTTCATAGGGATCTGATGAATAAGCAATATCACCATCAAAATATTCATATACAGCTTTAGAGTTAGTAACACCTAATTTTCCGTAACTAATGTTTTTAATCGTTCTACATGGAATATAACCGTTAGCTAAATGGTTTTTTGGTCTACCATCATAGGCAATGTAGGAACCTAAAATATATTTACGAAGAGCTTCAATAGAAAGACCACCATTTCTCCAAGGACAGTGATGAATAAATTTTACACCATTATCTTGGCAAGCTCTCACGAATGGTTCAAACTCCTCAATGTTCCAATCACCAATTGTACCGCCGAAGAAAGAATACTTAGGTTCTTCATAGGGTGTAAATCTTGCTTCAAGGTCAATTTCATGAGGAAGAATATCTGTACCCCAAATTGAATAATAATAATCGTAATCTTTGCCCTTATCAAAATAAGACGCTTTGCTTATTTGAGTATATTTTTCTGGTTCAAATTTATATGCTTGATTCTTATCTTCAACACCACCTATACCCCAATCACAAGCAAATCTAAAATCAACTACCCTCTTTACATTACCTTCCCACATTGAGAATCCAGGATTAAATTGATTCTTTTCTTCTGGTGGTTTTGTCCCAAGATAATTGATAATATAGGTAGAAGATTTTCTCATCGGGATTTTATTACTTTGAGGTGTTTCAAAGCATAACCATTGTTCAGAAATAATCAATGAGTCATCTAAGAAAGATGGATCAACGTTATCCCTATTGTCCAACCAATACACATCAAGACCCAATGCTTGTGCTGCTCTGTAAATAGCGTAATGAACGAACGCATGAGTATGACCAGTATCTAATTTTGCACCCCAAACAATAAATTTATTATTAGACATATTTTATTCCTTCATTACCAAATAAAATGATTATTATAATGGTCAACTATAGACGGAAGTTCTTCATCAAATATTTTTTTATTATTCCATCCCAATGATTTCAATTTAGAATCATCAATGCTGTATCGTAAATCTTGACCTAATCTATTAACATTGAAATCAACAAACTTTTTATAATCATTTGGATCTATGTTAATTAAACTTAATATTTTTTTAAATATCTCTAAATTGGATGTTTCGAAATTTCCACTTATATTAAAGATATCATTTTTAATTTTATTATCCATCAAAAATATAATTGCATCTGCTGTATCTTGTGCATGTAACCACACTCGACGAGGTGTACCATTTAAATGTAGAGGTGCTGGTTTTCCTAAGGAAAGATATTTACAGGTCTTGGGAATAAATTTTTCTACATATTGACCAATACCATAATTGTTAGTAGGTCTAACAATAAGGAAAGGTACACCATATGTTCTATGCCAGGCTAATACTAACATATCAGCACTTGCTTTTGTTGCACTATATGGATTACTAGGATGCATCAGATCTTTTTCTGTAAAAGATCCTTGATCAATATCCCCATAGACTTCATCTGTACTAATTTGAATTAACACAGGCATATTATAATTCTTTTTGGTCTGAATAAGTCTTAGAAGATTATGAACACCATCAATATTACTTCTAACAAATATATCATTATTAACAATGCTGTTATCAACATGGGTTTCAGCTGCAGTGTTAATTATATAATCACAATCATATAACATATCTAGGTCGTTAATATTTTTCTTTAGATATGTAAAATTACTGTAGGAATTGAATTCTGTTAGCAAACCAACATCAGATGCATATGTTTCACAGTCAACACCCATAACATGCCAACCTTTTTGAAGGCATGTTCTTGTTATATAACTACCAATAAAACCTAAACAGCCTGTAACATATACAGAATAGATCACAATGTTCTCCGAATATTTACATAGCTGGGTTTATTGTTGAAAATAAAATCATTCCAACAAGATGTCAAGTCATCAAGTGTGTTAGGTATATATTGCACTATATTTGATAATAAATCAAGGGCTTCTGTATCACCTGTTGCGTCATGACTATATCCTTGACCATAGTCATCACCTCTTCCTATACCAATTAATTTTACTGGAATATTTTCATTATCCAAATATAAACGGTGCCATTCAAAGGGTCTAAAAATTAAAAATGGAGTGATGCTGTAACACAAAGGAATTTTACCACTTTGTGCCAAACCAATAGCAGCGCCAACCATCAACTGTTCACTGGCACCTACATTAATAACTCTTTCGGGAAATTCATTTCTTATTTTATCCAAGACACCAAAACCTAAGTCTGCTGTAATTACCCATACATCATCATTTTCTTTTAATGTTTTATATAAAAGTTCACTCAATAACTTTCGCATATTTCTTTATAGTCCTCAGGTTTCAAAACATAATAATGTGTAAGCAATCCCTTTGCAAAACTCCAATTAGGTGTTTCACTAACTCTGATATTAATATTAGGTAAGAAAGCTTTAAGTCTATTAATTAGATAATCATTGTCAAGATAGTCATAGGCACTCTGACCATTAATATTAACATAAACATGCAGATTGTTTAATTTATTAACATGAATAAATCTAAGACTTTCCCATATACTACCTTCTGCGGCCTCACCATCAGTGATCAAACAATAAACATTCTTTCTACGATCTGCAAGAGCATGACCAACTGCAATAGGTAGTCCACACCCTAGACTACCTGTACTACACCATATATCATTTTCAATATCACGTTTAGGATGTATGCTATGTTTTTTTAAAAGCATTACAGCATCAATACCTTTACGTTCTTCTATCTCACAATATAATGCTAGACCAGCATGACCACTGCTTAAAATGAAAACCTCATCAGGTTGTTTCTTATCATAAATTTCATGAATGATAGGCCATGCACTGAGACTACTGCTTAGATGGCTGATTTTTTGTTCATAGGTAATATCAATTATTCTTTTTTCAGTCTTATGCATTTTTAAAAATAACCATTAATCCACGTTGACATCTTTCACCAGGCAAACTATTTTTATTGAACAATTTATAGCTATAACCTTTATTTTTTGATGTATAGTAAATTTGACGTAAATTAGGATAATCATTATCAAATAAGTTTACATCATGATAAATTAATATTCCATTTGTATCTAATAAATTATCATAGACATATTCAAACCATTGTTCTGTGTGTCCGTGATCTGCATCACTAATAATAAAATCATATTTTTTATTACAACTAAAGACAAAAGCTTTTTCGTCACTTGTAATTATTTCAATCAAACCATTATATTTTTCAGAAACACCTTCTGGCATTCTGTATCCCCAGTCACTCCAATTATCAACTAGAGTGTAATTATAAGGCAATTGATTGTATTGCAATCCCTTGAGAACAGCGTCAACACTTCTTCCCCCACCTAAACCTAATTCAAGAATTTCTACAGGCTTAGATGATAGCACAAGCCCTGTAATTAATTCGGCGTGTGCAACATCAATTTTAACATTTTCATTACCATCCCACATGATCAATTCCTTTTAATAACTTAATTAATATAATATACTATAGCATTATCAATGATATATTTTTTACCTGTAATAATGTCTTTAGCTAATTCAGCAAATTCATTTTGTGCTTTTTTTACATCTTCAATATTCATATCATCAAATATAATAATACCTTTATTATTACCAATCAACCTTAGTGCAAGTTTATAATCAAGGGTTGCTGATTCATATGAATGATCGCCATCAATGAACACTATTCTAATACCAAATTTTTCTATTTGTTCATCACTAAGCTGATTAAAAAATTCTTCACTTGTCATCTGATAGAAAATAATATTTTTATATTCCTCATTGCCAGAAAGTGTGTTATTCTTTTGATTTTCTAATTCACCGCCTTTGGGTGTATTAGTGAGCCAGGTTGTCCATCCATCTTCAATAAATGGATCAATGCCAACCATTGTTTTATTAGGATGATTTTTAGCTAGGCTTTGTATAAGCTTTCCATCAAATACACCAATTTCCAAATAATTACCTTCAAAATGATTTAATTCTTCATTTAAAAAATCAAATACATAAAAAGCTAATCCATTTTCATAAGACATTTTAGTTTCTTCTTTATTAGATTGATAGATCGATGAAATCTTTAATACCGGCATAAATGTCATACTGTGTTTTAAATTTATATTTTTGCCAGGCATATGTGGTATCACACACCCAGAAATTAGATTCAAATGGTTTTAAAAGATTTAATTTTTTTTCTACAGGTGCAGATACATTAGTAATTTTTTGAAATATATCATTTATTTCAAAGTTGCTATACTGCACTCCGCTACCAAAGTTGACAATATCACCCTTTGGTGCATTCTCATACTTACATAATATATCAATACCTCTCACAAAATCATCAATGTAAATAAAATCATGAAATCCTTGGTAGAGAACCATTGGCTCTTGTTTTATATATGCATTGTATAGACGAGGAAATAATCTATGAGGTTTTTCACCCGGCCCATAAACACTATAGGGTCTAGCAATAACAATATCTAAATTATAATGTCTGGCATAACCCTGTGCTAATAACGTGCACATACCTTTGGTAGCTTGATACATATCAACTGGATTGATTAAATCTTTTTCTGAACTAGCTCTAGGCATTGGTCCGTATTCACTACTGCTGCCAATTTGAACCATTTTAGTTGTAGGATTATTCTTCACATAATCTAAACATTTTTTTGTTAAAACAACATTACTTTCCCACATTACACTATCATCATAAATCTCAGCTGCTGAGTTAATGATAACATCTGGTTTAAAATTTTCTAATTCAAATGATAAATCATTTTCACGATAGTAGGGTTTAACCTCTTCGTGAGAATAATATTTGATTAGATTTTTTCCAACAAAGCCTGTTGAACCCGTGATAAAAATTTTCACTTAATCACCAGATCTTTAATTCTATTGAACAATTCAAATCTAACTTCCATCGGTTGACCTGGACAATGAATTAGAAAATCACCAATTTGCCAATTACCACTATAACCCATTGCATCCATATTACTTGTAGCATTAGCTCGAGTTCTATAGATGTGATAGTGATAAGCATTCAAATAACGTTGAGGAACAATTTTAACAATATTCTTAAATTGCTCTTGGATATCTCTCATAGCATCTTGTTCAACACCGGGAAAATTGCAATAAACACTTTCCATATCTAAAAGAGTTTGTAACCATTTTTTAGCATCGGGTGTATTAAATACAATGAAACTATCTGCATTGATACCATTAAAATCAGTAGCAAGAATAACAGAATAACCTGGATAATAAAATTCAGGTAGTTCAATTGTGAAATTGGTTATCATAGTATCAGCACCACTCCACAGAAGAATATCATGTTTATTCTCATTGAGTGTTTGCAATAGCAATTCAATTTTTTCATAACCTAAAAGGGTATGACCATTTGCATTTAAATGGGTTCTTTTAAAATTATCTGTTTTTGCAATTGCATCGTAGCCATGTTTCTTGGCATAGAGCTCACGATTATTTGTCCAAGTAAGTTCTGCTAAAGGCAGATGTCTTCCTGTGTGAATAGTTACTAAACCACATCTAGCTGACATATCAATTTCCTTCTATTACACTAATAATATCATCAACCGTATTTTTAATCAAATGATTATTATTGATTTCATTATAAGCCTTGTTAATTTGTTCTTCTTTATCATTTGTAAAATTTTTCATATAATCTAATATTTGGTCGTCAGAGATGTATGTGAAACCAAAGTCTTTCATCAATCTGGCTCCTGCATTATAACGTGCAGCCCAGGGTGTTTTGTTTAACATTGCTTCCAATAAAACTAAACCAAAACCTTCTTTAAATGAATGCATGACATAAAGATCTGCATCTACAATTGCTGACATTACGTCTTGTCTGTCATCTAACAATAAAGGTTTAACAAACTCGGACTCTTCTGGCATCAATCCATATCTGTTATCATAGCCTGTCAACACTAATGTGGTATCTGTTCTGCCCGTTGAATTAAATAAATCTGCTAATTCCTTCATTGCCTTGTTAGGCCAGTACCCACCACAAGACAAAAACATATAAGGTGTATTAATACCAAATTTAGATTTAAATCCACTTACACCAATTGATATGTTCGGATCAATGCCATGAATTATTTTTTTAGATTTGTGTTCAACATTATTTCTTTGAACCCATTCCCAATCTTCAATTGTTGAACATCCAATATACTTTACATTTTCTTTTGCTCTTTTATATGTTTCACTGTCTGAGGGAAGAATCAACATAAAGAGAATCGGTGAAGGTATGCGTTGTGCATTATTAAGAACAAAGTCTTGTACACCAACATCTCCACCATGAACAATAATAAGATCAAAAGGTGTACCTAATATATTAGCATCAGATGTTACATTTACACCGTTTAGATTGCCTCTATGTTCACCAGTAAGAACCCATACTTCATGACCTCTTTTGACTGACTCTTCAGCCATATCGCGAACATAATTTTCTGAACCTCCTGGAAAGGGAGCATACCTGTGAACTACATAAAGAAGTCTCTTCATGAGTATAATTCCTCAAGCTTTTCTTTCCATATTGTTCTATCATATTGATGGATAAAACACACTTCTGTATTTTCAGCTGAGACAATATTATTTTTAAATTCAGGTTCTGGTTCAAGTAGGTTGGGTCTAAAATAATCCATCTTACGAGGATCTGCAACTGTTCCAAGATGGGTAGCCCATCCTTGAGACATTGGCATTAATACAGTATTAGATTTATAAAATTGGCTGTGCATCATAAAATTAAATACAGCTTGATCACAAATTTTAATTGGTCTATTCATTGAGTGAATAGCAATATCAAGACAAAGATCTCTAATGAAATTACCTCTTCCCCCTAATACACCCACATTATAGATTATATTATTATTATATTTTTCGTAAATATAGGGTCCGAAGGTTTCCATAAGATTTTGGTTACCCCAAGGTTCATCTTTATATCTTAAGCACTCAGACGAAGCAACAAGATTTCTTGTTTGAAGATGTAATTCTAAAAAGGGTATAGGGTTCTTTTGAAAGATAACGTCACGAACATCTGTTGTAACTACGAATCTGTAATCATGTTCGGAAAGATAATCACTAATAGCAGCAAACCTCATAACGTGTGGTGATACGTTAGAGGGCATTTCTACTTCTACTACTTTGAAATCTTGTTCTTTGACTTTTTGAACTAATTCTTCTGAGGCATCAAATAATACTAAGACCTTGTCACCCACAAAGCCTGATCTATTAATAGAGTTGATCCAAATTTTTATTTGATCATAGTTGTATCCATAACAACCACCAATAACACAGTCTTTCATAACAACCTCATAATAAAAAAGGGGATGCACAGGCATCCCCCTGATAGTATTATTTATTAGTCTTGTTTAGCTTTGTTAAGGAGGTAGTTGAGCAAGACACCATAAATCGGAAGGATAATAATCAAGCTGATAATAGTCTTGAAAACAACATCGGTATTTGCAATTGCAAGCCAATTAGCTGCCATATATTCATTAGTGCTATTATAGAATGCTGCACCAAAGAATGCATATGTGTCTACAACGTTAGCAAAGATACCAGAAGCAAATGGTGCTACCCACCATGCTTTAAATTTTTCACGGACCTGTTGAAATACAGTTACGTCAAACAATTGGCCTATGAGATAAGCAACAGCTGAAGCTACACCAATACGCCAATCAGAGAGAGCAGCACTAATAATTGCTGCTGGAATAAAAGCCATACCAACAACAACTCTTGATTGATGTTTGTTAGTAAGACGTGTAGTTAAGTCGGTTGCTACAAGAACTAATGGAAATAGAAACATAGCCCATGATGCTTTGAATCCAAATACTTCAAGAGGAAATTGAACAATATAATTTGCAAGTCCAATGATGAATACATGAACTAGCATAAGCTTTAATGCAAGACTTTTATTTACTTCTGAGAAATTAATCATATAGTGTTCCTTTCGAAAACATTGTTATATTGTTGAGTAACACGAACAAATGTTGTACACTTACTAAGATACTTTAACTTAGAAGCTCCCACGTACGTACATGCCGATCTCAATCCACCTAGTATATCTTGTACTGTATCAGATATTTTACCTTTATACGGTACAAGAACCTCTCTTCCTTCTGAAGAGCGGTATTCCTTAAGACCACCAAAATGTTTATCATTGGCAGCTTTAGAGCTCATTCCATAAAATTTAATGTATTTCTTTTCCTCAGTAATTGGTTTATAGGTATCCCAATCACGATCATATTTCCATTCACCTGTATGGAGATATTTAGTAAACAGTTCTCCACCACCTTCATCGTGGCCAGCAAGCATACCACCAAGCATTACAAAGTCAGCACCAGCTGCAAATGCTTTAGCAACATCGCCAGGAGAAGTACAACCACCATCAGCAATGATATGCCCACCAAGTCCATGAGCAGCGTCTGCACACTCGATAACCGCTGAGAGTTGCGGATAGCCAACACCAGTCTTAATACGGGTAGTGCAAACAGAACCAGGACCAATGCCCACTTTAACGATATCAGCTCCAGCAAGAATTAACTCCTCTGTAATATCACCAGTAACAACATTACCTGCAATAATTGTAAGTAAAGGATAATTGTTTCTTGCATGTTTGACTACATCAATAAAACGTTCTGTATAACCGTTTGCAACATCAATACAAACATATTTTAATTTGCTTGAATGGCTGTAAACATGATGAAGCTTGTTTAGATCTTCTTCGCCAATACCGATACTCATAGCGGTATGATCTTGTACACGAAGATCTAATATATTTGAATCGCGTAGATATTCAACTATTTCTTCTTGTGTGTAATGTTTAACTAAACAAGTAAATAAACCTGTATTAGCCAATGAAGATGCTATTCTACGTGTACCCACACCATCCATATTAGCGGCCATGATAGGAATACCAGAATATTCCATCTGACTATTACGAAAAGTATATTGACGGAAAAGATCTACTTCTTTTCTGGAAGTAAGTGTACTGCGTTTAGGTCTTAGGAGTACATCTTTAAAATCAAGTTTGAGTTCATTATCAATACGCATTATTCTACTGTACCAATAATTTTAAAGGTACGACCAATCCAGAACCCAACATACCACTTTTTAGTAAAGACATCATATCGTTTTACCATTTTATTCTCCTTAGAGTGACCAACGGGTTTTGTTTGTAATTTTATCACGCTTGATAGGTCTGTCATAGCATTCTATAAATCCTCTCAAGATACGAATTTGATTTTCAATAGCCTCAGACCAGTCACCCCAGTCATAGACAGAATCTTCCTCTTTAGTACATTTGCGAAGGTATTCTAGAAAATTGTTGGTGCAGGCGTCTGCATATTCTTGCTCGTCTGAACCGTTACGTACAGATACACTGTGGTAGGCACGATATGCCAACCAAAGACGTTTTATGTGGTAGTCAAGTTTGTTTTCCATATTATAATAATACTATATTTTATTAATTAAAGCCAGTGAAGTGTTTATTTTGGTCACGGATATCTTTTAATAAATTTGGCATGACACTATTATATAGTTGGTGCTCTCTATTTAAAATATCATTGGTGTTGGTCAATGTGGATGTAGTGGCTGCATAAGGTGTGTAATAAAAAGTATTAATAATATGATAATTTCTATTTAATTTATAATAAAGGGTATCATAGATAAAGTTGTCACCCCAATATAAATCAAGCCCATCAATGATTGGAATATATTCAATTTTGGGATAAAACATTAATGTTCCCAATCCAAAATGAGTCCTATAGTTGTAGGGAGTGTCACAGTGAACCAAATCAATCTCACCATTAGTGACAGGAGTTTGCCCAAATTCTTCTTTAAGACCAGGGCAAATACCGCATAATCCAATTCCAGGTCTTAAAAATTGATCCATTCTATGAAATAATTTTAAGTCAACAATCACATCGTCATTGAGTAGACAAATGTTTTCATATTTGGCTATTTTAGTTCCGTAGTTCCAAGCTGGGTTAACGTAAATGTTTTTACCAAAAGTAAAAATATTAAATTTAGGGTTATTAATAATATTAGGTGTTGCATCTGGATTATTATCAATAATAATGATTTCGCCGATTGAGGGAACCTCAGCAAGATCATATAAAAATTTTAAGAAGGGTGGATATTTCCACATTGTAGGAACTACAACTGATATCATAATAACCTCAAAATGAATGGCGGAGAGTGTGGGATTCGAACCCACGGAACCGGATTAGGGTTCGCTCATTTAGCAAACGAGTGCTTTAGGCCACTCAGCCAACTCTCCTAAGTTCTGATTTATATGCACTGAGACACATATCTTCTAATGTTCTTTCACAATTAATATATTCTGATAACATTCCGTTTGGTATTGTAATGGATGATACATCACCGGCTCGTCTTGAACCTTCCACAACACTAAAGTCAACACCCGAAATTTTCTTCATGGTATTTATTACCTGTCTAACAGAATAATTCTTACCTGTACCTATACATTCATATTCTCTATTGCTTGGAATTTCTACTGCCCTGACAATACCTTCAACTAGATCACTCACGTGAATATAATCGCGAATACAGGTTCCATCTTCTGTATCCCAGTCTGTTCCGTTGATAGAAATGTAAGGTCTAACACCAGCTGCTGTCTCTGCTGCTATTTTTATGAGATGAGTTGGTTTACCTATTTGTTCAAATTCACCATTGTTACCAGCAACATTAAAAAATCTAAAGATTGTAAAGTTACTTGCCATAGCTTTAACAAGACTCTCAGCCATTAACTTGGATTGAGCATATGGTGATACAGGATTGAAAGCAGCTGCGGTAGAAGCAAAAATAAAATTATTACAACCATTGGTACAATTAAAATGCAATTGCCAATGGGTTCCTAATGTATTATTATTAAAATACATAAAGGGTTGTTCTACCGATTCTTCTACAGAGATATATCCAGCTAAATGAACAACAGCATCATATCTATATGCTTTAGTAAAATCATTTGCATCACCATGCATATACAAGTCTAGATATCTCTGAACTTTATTCATTGAATAGGTTCTATCAATACCATGAACCTGATATCCAGCTTGTTTCAAAGCCTTTACTGTGTGTGATCCAATATAACCATTACATCCTGTAACTAAAATTTTTTTCACTTAATTGCTGCTCTTTTACGAAGTTCGGTTGTAGAAAATCTATGTTTGCGTGAATTATAATAAAGTTCTATTCCATTATCAATACAATACTGTTTGCCAGAAAAATCTTTATCTTTATATTCTTCACCCAAAAATCTAATCTTAACAGGAACAATTGTAAGAATATCTAATAAGTCTTGTTCAGTTTCATATATGATAATTTCATCAACATAACGAACTGCACTAAGTTGAATCTTGCGTTCAATAATAGATTGTGCTGGTTTGTTTTTAGAATCAGGTCTGTCTATTGTAGGATCAGTTTGAAGACAAGCAATAAGATAATCGCAGTTTTCTTTTGCTTCCTTTAACATAAGAATGTGACCTGCATGCAGAAGATCAAATGTTGAAAATGTAATGCCGGTTTTCATGATGTAGTATTTGAATGTTCAGTAATTTCTTTTTCAAGCCACTCTATTTCTTTTTTGACTTGTAATTTTTTAATTTTTAATTCTTTGATTTTTTCATCTGGATCATAATGAGCATAAGCTTCTTTTATTTGATGATCTAGATCTTCATGTTTATTCTTAAGATTATCAACATGCTGTTTGATTTTAGCTTTGTTCATGAATATTCACCATTCTTACATACTAACTATAAATATATATGAGTTGGCTATAAATGTCAACCGTTAAATTATAGTGCCATTTTATTATTTTTTATCTACTTTTTGGCACATTTTACCATGTTTATATTATATGAATTTACTGATTGATTGAATCAATATGTTCAACCAATGAGGGAATAAACATGTCTTTTTTTCGTAAAATAGCACTAGCTTTCGTAGCAGCTATATCTACATTATCTGTTGCAAAGGCTGATATTGCCGACGGGCAATTCAGCACAAATCAAATATTTGATGTACAATATTACTGGTCAGGTACTACACTTAATGCTTCTAGTTTTATTGCACCATACGATATGAACTTCACACATCCTACTGTAAGTTCAGGTCAATACTTTCAATTCTTTAACAGCACTACAAATCCTGGAACATACGGTCTAGGATTATATAACAGTGACGGAACACTTGCACAAGTTGTACATAACACTGGTACACTACAAGCAATTGGTCCTGATGCATTGTTCTATATTGGATCTGGATTCTTTGGTACTGTTATTACAACATCTGCTGGTTATAGTTACGGTGATAATGCAAGTTTTACTAACATGGATACATCTGTTTCAGGCACAGATACATCTAGCTATACATGGGCAAGTACAACACCATTAGCTGCTGGTCAAACTGCAAGTTCTAGCTCTGGATCTGGTAGCGGAAGCAGTGGAACAGTATGGGCACAAGCAAACCCAACTGTTGTAAATATCTATCCAACAAGTAATAATTCACCTCCAGGTGAAGACTCTGCAAATGCTATTGATGGTACAGGTACAACAAAGTACTTAAACTTTGATAGAACATCTGCAGGATTTACTGTCCAGCTATCTACTGGTCGTGTGGTATCTGGTATTCAATTTACTACAGCTAACGACTTTGAACCAAGAGATCCTTCAAAGTATACTCTTTATGGTTCAAACGATGGTCTCAATTGGACAAAAATTGTTGATGCTCAAGCAATCACATTAAGTTCTTCAAGATACACAGAAACAAATGTGATTCCAATTACAAACAGTAATGCTTATGTGTTCTACTTTATTACGTTTGATAGTATTAAAGCTATTGATACTTACGGTTCAGTAGCTGGATGTCAAGCAGCTTTAGGTAACCTTGCTTGTGATAGTGTTCAGATTGGTGAAGTAAAGTATCTTTATGATTCTACAAGTACAGTTACTTCTTCATTTACAGGAAGTGGTTCTATTGTAGTTCAAAACCCAGGTGCTGCTCCTGTAATAGTAAGTTCTGCTCCTGGTTCAGATACTATAACTACATCTACATCAACTGGTACAACTGTAACAACGACAGCTTCTACTAATGGAACACCAGTAGTTGTAATAACTAGTTCAGATGCTGCTCAAAGACAGGGTAATGATATTGTAGTAACAAGAACAACTACTACAACCACTACTACACCTGTTACGACAGTAACAACTAATACTACACCAATTACAACTACAACTAATACAACTCCTAATACAGTAAATACATGGAGTGACGGTTCAACAACTACTACTTCAGGTTCTACTACAACTACAACATCAGTTACTAACCAAGTAACTACATCAACAGCTACTACAAATCAAGTAGCATCTAGTGTAGCAACTGCTTCAGAATCTGCTTCATCTAAAGGTATGCAAGATGTAATAGATATAGCTGTAGTTAATCCTTTTGTCATCGATCCTTTAGTAATGCCAAACGGATCATGGGTATCTCCAAGATATTCTTCTAGCAGCACATCTGGAACCATTTCTAATAAATCATTATCCTTTGGTCATCAAATTGCAGCTGAAAATAGTATAGTTGGTATTGCTGGTGATGTAGGACAAGTTGATAGTGGAAGTTACAATAATTCTGTAACAAGTGGAACAAAATACTCAGCTACCGCCTATGGATTTACAAAGACAGATTATGCTTGGGTAAGAGGATCACTTGGCTTTGGAATTAACGAATATAGTACTACAATGTCTCTTCCTACTCTAGGATTAAGTAATAATACAAAGGCTAAACAAACTATTGTTTATGCTGACGTAGCAGGATACTCACCTAAAGAAGTATACGGCTTTAGACCTTTTGTTGGTGCAACATTTGTTACAAGCACAATTGATTCAATTAAAGAAACTGGAAACAGCATTCTTTCTAATCCTCCTACTGCAGGAACAAAAGCATATGTAAATCCATATGTTGGTGTAAGAAAGGATATTGATAAAGGTATAGTAGTTGAAACAAGAGTAATGCAAACTGAACAATATGGTGCAGTTGCAGGATCTAGAATTGTAGCAAGTCAAAAGATCAATAAAGATACATCTGTAAACTTAACAGCAGGATATGATGTTGGTTCTAATTATTCTAATGGATACGTAATGGTAGGTCTCGTAGTTAACTTCTAATAGATAAAAAAAGAGCGGGATTCAACTCCCGCTCTTACTTTATTTGGTGCCCCACCTCCGATTCGAACGGAGAACCTCTTGCTTCTAAGGCAAGCACCTCTAACCAGTTGGGCTAGTGGGGCAGTATTTTTGGTGGAGCTATAGGGTTTTGAACCCTACTGAATATCCGCATTGCAAGTGCGGCGACCACCCCAAGCAGTCCCTAGCCCCATTTTTCTTTTAAATAACAATTAATTTTATCTTCTACCAAATACTTATATCTACTATGTACATACTGGTGGTGTGTAGGACATAAAGGTACGAGATTTTTAGGATCGTTATCAGAGTGTATTTCATTTAAATGATGTACTGCAACAATCTTATCTTCACCACATGCTACACATTTCTTTTCGTGATATCTCCATGCAACAGTAGTATATGTAGCTACTTCATCATAGTGGTATTTTTCTGCCTTTGCTTTACCACCAATTGAGTTAGCACAATTTCTAGAACAAAAATAGTATTTTTTTGAAGGAAATGATTTAGATCTTTCTCTTACATAATATAATTTGTTACAGGCTTGGCAATTAACATCAAACATTTGATATTTGCCAAGTTTATTATCTACTCTTTTGTTAATTATTTCAATATTAAGAGCATAACTCTCAAGTTTTTTAGGATTTAAATCGCAATGACGTGAATGGTTTGCTTTTTCGGTAGTTCTAGTATAATTAAACCCTTTATTACAATGTTTACAATTCCACATATTTAATACCTCCATATGGAGTATTTATAAATTGCAAGTTTTTGCAACAAAGGGTCACTCCAAAAAAAAGATTCAACAGGAACGAGTATGCATCCTCTTTACAGTGCACGGGTTACCAAGGTTATGAGGGCACCGCCTCCCCGACCTCGCCATGAGAGCGACCCATAACCGGCATATACTACACTGCCTGTTGAATATTGGAGCGGGTAACCAGACTCGAACTGGTTTCTACAGCTTGGAAGGCTGGGGCACAACCCATATACCATACCCGCAATTTGTTATTACATTTCTATACGTAATTCTAGTACACGATTCTCAAGAACACTAACAGCTGTTCTCAAATGACCAGTATCATGATCTTGAAATTGACTTTTAAGATGTTCAATTTCATGTTGAAGAACTTTAACATATGTCCAGGAATCAATCGTATCTTTTTGAAGAATCCGATCTAACCTAGTTTGATAATGTTCTATGTCTTCTGGTGTCATCAATGACATAATATACTCCTATTATTATGCTGCAAGTACATGCTTTAGTCTATCGGCTTAGCTTTACATTTATCGCCATGCCATTTCTTCATATTTAATTTATCAACTAACTTATTACAAAAAAAGCATTGCTCTTTAATAGATTCTTTACCTTTATTCCAAGCTGTTTTACCTTTATTTGCTTGAGATATTTTATTTTTTGTTTTTTCATTAGGAGAAGATCTTTTAAATGGTTTCCTCTTTTTACCTAATTTTGATTCTCTAATTTTTTGTTTTGTTTCTTCTGTATGTTTAATACACGAGGAAAGAGTACCAAATCTTGGATTGCCTTCTCCTGACATAGCATATGATCTAGCAATTTTAGCTCGTTCGAAATATCTGCTTCCATTTAATCTACTATGTTTGCTAGATGCAACATTCATCATTGCAAATGCTGCCCATAAAGGTTTAATTTTATAATGCTTAGCTAACAACCAATGACATATATAATGTTCTCTTGCTGTTAAAAGCACAAGATTAAAAGAAGAATCATCACCTCCAATGCATTTAGGGACTATATGATGTTTTTCTAAGTATCCTTCTCTTAAATTGCTCTTAGCTCTATCTATAATTTGATTATATATTTTTATATAGTTCATTTTAATATCTCCATCAGCAATCTTGTATTTTATTTATAAGATTGCTGATTTTGATTATGCTATTTTTTGTTGATTATATAAAATTTCTTTTAATCGGTCTGCGGCATAGCTGGCAGCCCAGGCATTTGGTTTTACCATAGGCACTACATTACACATTCCTCTAATATATCCTGTTGCTTCGTTAATAACACAAGAAGAACCATGATTATCATCTGGATTAATGTCCAGATGAACTTCTACTTTTCTATCTTCTAAAACTTCAGCTAATTTTAAATATAGTTCTGCAATTTTAAATGTCTCGTTCATTAGACGCATACGAGGCTTGTCTCTTTGTTGATCAAAATCTCTCTCACGAGTAATTTCACCAAAGATTTTACAACCACGATTACCACCATAATGAACTACAACTGCCATTGTATAATCAGCATGCCAGACACCGTCAATCATGAAACGTTCAGAATCTCCACCAATGTATACTTTGGTTTCGGGAGTTTGAGCCTTGATGAACTCAATTACTTCTTCAATGTTCATTTTTTGTCTAAGCATGTTATGTTCCTTAATCTAATTTATTGAATTCAGTCATATACGAATCATCAGTAGTAAACCTATGAATATTTTCTACTGTGTATAAGGTAGTATCAATTTCATAGCCAGGGTTACCTTTGATTGGTTTGAATACCCAGGCATTATCATGCCAAATTATTTTATTATTTGGATAAATGTAATAATTACCTTCATCCATCTTAAACACATGACCACATTTATGTTCAGGTGTCTCTGCAAAGTTTGTATCTACCATTGATCTATTTTCATGAGCCCAATCAATAGTAAATAGATATATTCCTTCTCTTAATTCTTTAGAAGGAGTGACAAGTCTGGCTCTGAGACCTGCAAGTCTAGCTCTTACCTGCACATCAGGATATTGACTTAAACAATCCCAATAGATATGTTCAGAGAGTGGTCTGACGGGTGCATCTTTCTTCCAACAAAAAGCATTAATAGGTCTGCGAGTCCAATTGACACCATTTTCTAAGAAAGCCTCAAACAGAGGAACTCTTTTTTCTATACAAGCAACCGTATGCACATCTGCTGGTGTAAATTCACCATGACCTTTTTTATGATTATAAAGATATTCATTCCTTATCATACAGGTGATAGTAGGAATATTATGATTCAAAAAAGCCATGATCAATCCTAAGATTTGGAGCGGCAGATCGGATTCGAACCGACGACCAACACGTTGGCAACGTGTGACTCTACCCCTGAGCTACTGCCGCATCTATAAATATATATTTGAGAAAGGGATACACATGAAGAATATTTTACTTGCAGTCCCATTTATTTTTCTTTCCAATGTAGTACTTGCAGAAGATCCTGCAGGACAAGTAGCTAAAAAACCCGTGTTGTGTTTTGCTCTTGATGAACTACTTAATCATCTTAAATCTGAATACGGTGAAACCATATCAAAAAAATTAGGTAAGGTAGATATATTTGAAACAGATGCCATGATGTTAGAGAATGAAGAAAAAGGTTCTTGGACATTTATTGAATATAAAGATAATGTAGGTTGTGTTCTTGCATCAGGTAAAGGTGCTAAGAAAGTTTAATGGTGGGTGATGAGAGACTCGAACTCCCGACATTCTGCGTGTAAAGCAGACGCTACTACCAACTGAGCTAATCACCCCTTGTATCTAATATAATATACTTTCCGTTCTGACAAGTTATACGAACCCTTATAGTAGGGTCAGATTTAGCTGTAAAAATAGTGTAGTCGCCAGTAACATTGTGACCATTCCATATTGTACGTCTGAGGTACAATATCTATTTTACATACTCCTAATAAAATATCAAGAGTATTTATTTGTCTATAACCAACTTATGATACATTGAGACAACATCTTCAAATGTAGGTCCAAGATAGTCGTTATTGATAATTTTAAAATCAATTTCGTCCTGCCAAACCATTCTCAGTTCAGTTGTCTTATATTTTTTAATATTATCTTCATATTCGTTGTAAGGAATCATATATTCAATAAGATTTATCTTGGGATATAAAACTAATTGATTATTTTCATTATTGAATATCCACCTATGATGGTGGCCGCCTCTAAACAATTGTCTACGATCTAATTCCCAATACTTAGAAGGAACCGCAATGAAACCTGTCTTAGCAATCATAGGCATGTATCTAAGAGCGGCTTCAGGATAGGCAACATCTTCTAGGGTATGAGTGCAATTGCAAAAATCAAATTTACCATTTTCTTCTACATAATCAAGAACTGGTTTCCATCCTTCATAACTGTTTATATTGCCTTGAAACCATTTTACATTTGGAAGTTTAGGATCATGCATATCAAACATATGCGTTAGTTTATCTGTTTTAATAGGATTCCAAGAACCACCAACATCTATAAGAGTCCTTACATTTAGATCTTCAATAAGTTCATTTACCTCAGGTCTATTATAAAGACTTTCTTCTTCAATATAAATTTCTTGCATAATATAATCCTAAAATGATGTTGGCATCGGTGGTAGGAATCGAACCCACGCTAAAGGTTTTGGAGACCCTTGTACTACCATTATACGACACCGATATATTTCTTATTTACAAACACTCCTAAGAATGTTCCTAAAAATGCTCCAAGTCCAGCTGGTATCAGAAGCATATTGTTGCCCACATATCCAATAATTGCAACACTATGTACTAGAAAAATAAAAACACTTGTTGATGCTGATTGAATAGCACTATCATTTTGAATATGTCTAATGTAAATGGCATTAACAAAATCTACAATAAACATAGATGCAAATGCTAATAATGCATTCACCACAATTGAATCAAACATAACAAATTACCTTTTCAACAATTCATTCACAAATTCTAGTAAGAGATTCCAGTTGTGTTCTTTATTCGGTTGCCATTTCTTTTTCATCCATGAATGACATCCATACCAGTTCTCATCTGCCTCAGGGTGTGATCCTATAAGTCCAACACGTCCTTGATAGCCTGCCATAACATCACCATTAGCATAAGTAGATACAATATCCATCCTGCCGTTACCAACAATACTGCAGCCGTCATACCAATATATCTTTTCTTCTTTACCTAACCATTTAACTTCTAGATCTTTAGGATGAGGTCTTTTAGTTTTAGACCCTGGGCGGTTCATAAATTGAACACAATCTCTGCCTTTGACTAAATCTAGATACTTACTACCTGCCCAATAAGCACCCATACAAATACCTAGATAGTGACCACCATTATCTACATAATCTCTAATTAGTTGTTTATGATGTTTCATAACTTTATCGAAAGTATCAACATCACCTGTACCACCCGGTACTATAATACAATCAACATCGTCAAAGAAGTTGTCGTAAATTATTTTATGTCGTGTAAATATTTTAAATGTATGCTGTGATTGCAGGGCATTTATAATAGCATTGATGCCATCTACGGAGCATCTAGGATGATCAATAAACAATGCTAACTTAGCCATCACAACTCCACTTTTGATACAGATATTTATAATGGCGACCTGTAGGGGTAACGATCCCCTCGTCTTCTGCGTGACAGGCAAAAGGTTTTGCAGACCTCTGCCTAGCCATTCGACGCACTTCCCCAATATGGTGCTCTTAGAGAGAATCGAACTCCCAATAGATGATTACTAATCAACTGTTATACCATTTAACTATAAGAGCGTTGTATTGTATTATTTTTAGTATCTTTTGGTCGACCTCTACCCCTATTAGCACCTTTGTAAGAAGATGTTTGTGAATGACAGTTTGGGCAAAGATATCTAAAATTAGAAGGATCGTTATTAGAAGAATTACCATCAATATGATCTATTTCTAATGTTATTGGGATATTATTCCATTCATCAATATTACAGCTTTCACATTTGTAGCCTTTATATTCTTTCAAATATCTAGCCACTATAGATTTTGTAGGTTGTATTTTACCTTCAACCCATAAAGTAACTTTTCGTTTTCCTTCAAAATCTTTTTGACATTTATTACTACAATATATGTTGTCATAGCTAAAATGATGTTTTCTTTCAACAATTTTTTTACAAGAAATGCAATTAAATATTAACATATCTACCTCCTATGGTAGACCTATTTATAATATTTAAGTGCTCTACCAACTGAGCTATGTGGGCGAAACTGGGCGGGAGAAAAGGATTCGAACCTTTTAGCTGCAGCTGCTGTTTCCAAACAGCTCTCCCGATATGGTGCTGAAAGTGGGATTCGAACTCACGACCTATCGCTTACAAGGCGATTGCACTACCACTGTGCTATTCCAGCATTTAATTATAATAGATTATTTTATATACTAAATCAACTAAAATTACGTCCAGGTTATTCTTATACCACCGGCAGCACCATTCCCACCTTGACCTTGTGCAGCACCGCCAGACTGTGTTAACCCGGCACCACCCGCACCTAATGTATAAGACAATATCATTCCTGGGGGGATAAGTGATCTAGGAACTGTTATTTTAACATAAGATCCTGATCCACCACCCCCACCTGCTGATCTATTTGGGTTGGCATTTTTTCCACTTTGGAAATCACTATAACCGCCACCTCCACCACCAGCACCTGGAACACTACCATTTCCACCTCTTTGGTTACCTGGTCCAGCTGCTGCACCACCAGTTCCACCTTTAATACTGGTATCAATAAAATCACTTGATGTACCATTAGTCAATAATGTTGGTCTAGGTGCTCTACTATATTTGAAATCCAAGTATTGGTTATCAGATGTTCCAATACCATAATAAAAATTTTTAGTAAAATTAGCAGCATCACTTTGATATTGAAGACACCAATATCTGAGACCAGAATAATCTGGTTTACGATTTAAACTATAATATTTAATAGTTGTTCCGCTATTTACAAACGTTCTAGGAGTAGCTGTTGCGTAATAAGAAAGAACTGTATTAAATGTTGACAAACTTATTGAAGGGTTGTCTGCCAAGAACATTTCATATGTTTTAGTTAAGGTTGTATAATAAGGTGAATTAGCACCATCTCCACCAACTCCATTTCCTGCATCACCATTAGATCCACTATTCCCATTGCTAGAAATAACCACACAACCGGAAGTATTACCTGACTGGCTTACTGTTCCACCACCACCACCTGAACCATTCTGGTTTCCGTAACGATACCCACCGGTTCCACCACCACCGCCTGTTACAGTAGCATTGAAATTGCCGTTGTTTTTTGAAACAACCATTGATGAGGAACCACCACTTGCACCTGAAGCGGGTGTATAATCATGATTACCACCAGATCCACCACCTCCTGCCCCCCATAATTCTACAACCACATTGACTCTAAATGGTGGTATTTTAAAAGTTCTTGATCCTGGTGTATAATCCTCAAATGATCCAGGAATAGCTGGATCAACAGATGTTTTACTATAAAAATCATCGAAAGAAAGAGGATTATTTGAAGAACTAAATTTTGCAGCCCTGTATGGATAGAAGGTTTCAAAGTATGCAACACCATGATAATCATTTAAGTCATCACCAGGTGTTTGGTTATTACCATTACCAAATACTCTTCTTATATCAAGAATATCTATAGGATTAGGAGGATCAGGTGTGTTTGCGGATGCCATTTTATTACCTAGTTAAATAGAGTGCTTCTGAATCACTAGGCACAACAATCTCTGCTGTTTTACCTTCTAATACTCTAGCGTAATTAAATATATTGAAAGATTTATCATTAATGTTAATAGAACCTCTAACACACATAACAACATGTTCTTTACCATCACCAACAATGGTTTTTGTGGTTCCACCTAAAATTAAACTACTATCAAAGGGTTTACTTGCAGGAACCGGATTAATACAAATCCAACCAGCACCTTTATCACCTGAAACAAAACTAAATGGTCTACCTTTAAATCCTCTTAGATCAGCCATAAAGGTTGATCCTTTTACATTGATAAAATTTTCAACTTCATTTTTATAAGACGGATTTAGTGTAAATACACCATCACTATAAGACATTACTATATCATTATTATATTTAAGATGGCCATTACCTTCTAGTAAATAAAATATCTGTGTATATCTTGTATCTACGTTAGCATCTTCAGGAGAATAATTATAAGTATCGTGCGGAGTTATAAAACCACGACAAAGAGCAAATCCTTTACATAGTATATTAGATGCAATCAATTTCATATCTGAATCTCCAAATTGTCAACAACATTTGTGTTGATAGGAAGATTTGCAGATACTACAAGTTCAGAGGCTTCAAAAGTATGTGTTGTATTATTAAGAGATTTAAACTGTTCTTTCAAATTAGTATCAGCTGCTGATTTCTGTTTATTCACTTCTTGACGTAAGTAAGCAAGCCCAGTCTGTGCAAGTTTTTTAATAAAATCTTCAGCTGATGTGGCTTCGTAATTTGCAGCGCTGAAAGAATACTTGGGTGTAGAATACTCCACATTCCCATCAATACCAGAAAAGCTTACAACAATTGCATGTGTTTCTTCATTGTAACTATCAACATTAACTTGTACTGAGTTCATAACATATCACCTCTTTTATAAGATTATGTTATATTTATAAGTGTGCTATTGGCGCTCCCTAGGGGATTCGAACCCCTGATCTTCACCGTGAAAGGGTGTTATCCTTGGCCGCTAGACGAAGGGAGCAATTGGCTGGGGAATAGGGATTCGAACCCCAATAGAGGGATTCAAAGTCCCTAGTCCTACCGTTAGACGATTCCCCAAAAATAAATTGGTTGGCGCAGAAGGTAACGATCCTTCCACCTTTCCCTTATCAGGGGAATGCTCTACCTCTGAGCTATGCGCCAGTATAAATATATAAATATTATAAAGATTAATAAGGTAAAAAAAATTATGAAAACTTTTAATCAATTTATAATTGAAGATAAGGTCTCAAGTTGGTTAAAGAGAGATCAAAGTGCTGAAGAGATGAACGATCGCTCTAAAATCCATAAAGAGGTAATGAGTCATTTTAGTAATAATGAATCTGGTGAGAAAAAGTTATCCAATGCGGTAAAGACAAATAGCAATGCTACTTGGACTCTTGCTCAACATATGGAACATCATCCCGATTTTCAATCTAGGGTATTACATCATCTTCAAAAAGGTCAAAACCCTGGAGATAAAATGAGAGCTAATTTTTTAAAAGATCGCATGGATGTCAATGCTCATCTTAGAAAAAATAATCCAGATCACTTTAAAGATATAAGAGACACTAGTAAAAAATGGGATAGTTCTTCTAATTCATATGTAACAAGAACAAACAAAGATGTTGGACCAGGACATCCAGATTGGAAGCCTCCCACTTCTCCAGAAGAAGCACACAAAAGAATAAGCGATCCTAATCATTCTGATTACAGTCCACATTTAGCAGCTGCTATATCAGCTGTGAAAAAGACTAGACCAAAAGGGTATAGATTTACACAACCTTCATTTGCCGTAAACAGTAATGAATGGTTTAAGAGTGAATAATATATAATTGGTGCAAGTAGCTGGAATTGAACCAGCCTGAGACGCCTTATGAGAGCGTGTCGACACCTTGCCGACCTACTTGCTTAAGTAGCGCCACCAAACTTATCGTCTAGATAGTCCGTATATTGAGGTAGCAACTCCTCTAACGGTATCAGGACTTCGTAGGTCCTCGTCTCGATAAGTCTAGTTACTTTTTGGTACCGTCTGCTAGGATCGAACTAGCTCTTTGAGTGCCACAAACTCACGTGCTGACCAACAACACTAAGACGGCATGGAGCTCCCAAGAGGACTCAAACCCCTAACCTCCACGTCCGTAGCGTGGCGCTCTATCCAGTTGAGCTATGGAAGCTTATTAATTACAGATTGTATTATAAATTATTTGATCAGCAGTAGTTTCTATAAAATGAAATTTATCTTGAACATTATAATCCACTCTTGGTGGATCATCTCTATAGCTTTCTATAGCTACCAATGTTTTATACTGCCTAGTATTACAATCCCATTCAACCTTAGCAACAAACCAGGTACGATCATATCGTAACAATTTTTGCCAGACTGTAACTCTATCTGCTAGTTTAATTGTGGGTTGTAATATTTTTATTTGATAGTGTTTAGTAGTTTCAATTACTAACCATTCTTCTGCATAAGCAGGTAAATAAAATAACGAAAATAATATAACAAATATTTTTTTCATTAAATATTTATGCAAATTGGTCTGTCTGGAAGGATTTGAACCTTCGACCCCTTGACTCCAAATCAAGTACGCTACCAGACTGCGCTACAGACAGATAAAATTGGTAGACCCATCCAGACTCGAACTGGAAACCTTTCGGTTAAAAGCCGCTTGCTCTACCTATTGAGCTATGGGTCCAAATAAAAAAGGGGAGCACTAAGCTCCCCTTTAATAAACCCATAAAGGTGGCTTAGCTATTAAGCAAAAGCTTCTGCACCAAGAGCTGCATAACCAGCGGCAACAACCTTACGTGAAGCCTTGCCAAGACG